ATAATTCGAAATTTTTATTAGCATACCAGTCATCTATCCTATTCTGAAAGCCCTCAAAAGATATGTCATCGTCCCAGATCATCGTCGATCTCCTTTCCATTTTCGTCATGGAAGTTAATTTCCCGCTCCTGTTTTTCTGCTAACTGCATTATGATTCCTCCTTATAGGCTTCATCGAAATCCTTGCGTTTTCTCTCATATAAAGCCTTGATACGCTCGGGCTGGTCGGTGATGATTTCAAACTTATCGCTGGAAAATCCCGGCGGCACTTCCTCGGTGTATTCAATATAAACCTTTTCTGCATGAAGGGGTGGGAAGTAAGGGAAGGTTACAGCCTTACGGAAATTCCCACTACTGAACCATGTGACACCGCCATTATCGGAAACAACAATTCCGTCAATATCTTCACACCTCGTTACATTACCCTGTGCGTCCACATCTTTGAAAACACTCGAGCAACGCTTATTCTGATATGTGCGAACACCGTTTCGACCATGAACTTCGTTCCATTCATCGTCAGCACCAGTGAGCGGAGAAATTGGCTTGAATCGAAGAAGTCGTTCCAGCTTTGACAGGACATAACCAGCGGAAAATCCGCTATGCCCCTGTTCGCTGAACGCTTTAACGATTTCAAGAATGTTACGATTTACTAAATCTTGCATACCGTCTTCATCTTTCGGAATCCGGGCAAGTTCGTTTTCTGCATACTGAATTAGACTCATTGCAATACCTCCTTCAATTTCAGACCGCAATAGGTTGCATAACCACTCGAGGTCGATTTTCTGTCGAACCAATCCGAGTGACGCTCCATTTCAGAATTGAACTTACGAGCCGACAGGATATAAGCACCCTCGGATTTCGCCCAAATCTTGAAAGCGTTGTACAAGTCTTTTGCCTTTATAACGGTCGGTGAGTTTTCCTCCGAGACACGCTCACAGCGGTTCTCGAGGAACTGCAATACGAGGTCGTTATCACGCTCGTATTTGGTGACAACCGATTTCAAACTGTCACTCATTGCAAGCCCACGTTCCTTGTAGTGGATATACCCACGCACCAGCCACATGAAAATGCCGCTCATGCTGGACTGTTCGCACAGCTCGTCTTTGAGGTGGGTGTCCTGTTCCTCCGGGGAGAAGTGACGGTTGAATTCCACCACCTTGATACGCTCGGAAGCGAACAGGGACTTATCTGTAACCATCGGAAGGTCGTTACAGGAAAGCCATAAGGTGAACTGCGGCTTGAATGTGATTGCCGACTGATATAGCGCACGAGCGGAGATTTCCTCACCACCTGTAAGCTGCTTGATCTTCTCCTCATCCAGCTTTCCGTATTCATTGCTTTCGGCCATGGTGACGAAGCGTTTGCCCTTCAATCCTGCCAAGGTAGGGCTGGCGGATTCTGCGTCCTTCTGACGGTCTCCACGACAAATCATACCAACCGGGGCAACCTTGGCATAGTCACCAAGCATAGTCTCGATGGTGTTGAGCAAAGTGGACTTACCGTTACGAGTGGTTTTGCCATAGAGAATAAACATGCATTCCTCGTTGCTGACGCCTAACATGGAATAACCAAGAGCTCTTTGGAGAAAATCAGCTTTGTCCGCGTCATTCTGCGTGACCTCGGAAATGAATTTCTCCCAGCGTTCGCATTTCACATCACGAGAAATCGTGTGGCTGAAAGCGGTCTGCATGGTAAGAAAGTCCTCCCAGTTATGCTCCCGGAACGAGTAATCCCGGAGGTCGTATGTACCATTGAGACAGTTAATGAGGTAGGGGTCTGCGTCGAACTGCACAGCAGAGATACGAAGCTCCCCTGTAGCGTCCTTGAGAATTCTGTCACGCATGCGCCGATCACCCATCTTATTGACGAACCCGGTGTAGGACTTCCTGGTGTCATCGTCCTCGATTTCTCCGCAGTAGAGAATCATCAGCCGGACGAAATCTTTGATTTTCTCTGAAACGAGGATAGAACCTTCGTCCTTGCGCCACGCCCCCTCATGGTAGGTGTACCAGCTCTTATGCTCGGGACAATACCGTGCTTCGTGGGAGTAGAGCAAGCCGAACAGGTTCGCCATGCCCATTTCAGACCACTCAAAACCGGAGCTTGTCTCGTCTGCTTTCTCGGGGTGATACTGCTTAATCAGATACATCTTCGAGGATAATTCCTCGTCCATAATGACACGACCGTTGCGTGTCTCGAAAAGTTCTTGCATTACCTATCACCTCATTTTAAGAACTTCAAGTATGTCTCTGTACCATTTTTGGTACATATCACACTCGATTTGCAGTTCCTCATAAGTTTTTTCGTGTTTAGAAATTAAAGACCCATGAATACCCAGGGAGACGCTTAATGCCTCATTGATTGCCGCCATTTCTTCATCGGTGAGTTTGCCAATGTAATCCCCTATCCTTTTTTTGGAGATCGTATAGACCTGCTCACACATGGCAATAGAAGGACACTTGCATTTAATCGGTACATGAGTGGGCATTGAGTTTTTAACTTTCGTGGTTAAGAACACAACAGATACAATCGAAGCATTTTTGTTCCCAATATCATTGGAAACAATCACACCGGGTCTCCCTTGAGAGATCATCATTTCTGAACCAGTGTGCCCTGTTTCTCCATTCAGTATGTAAAAGATTTCACCTCTGTGAACTTCAACATCATTGATATTCATTTCGACTCACCCGCCTTCTTACCAAGAATGGTCAATGCGCAAACTTGCTTTGATTCAATCCACCATGCGCATTTTTCTTTTTCGCAAACCATGTAGGATTGAGTGCCCGCCGTTAAAAGCGGGCATAAACATTTATTCATAGATTTCCCTTTCATCGTTTGTACCTTGTAACGCTATTGCATATAGTACGCAATTCATATTTATCAAGCGGAGGATCACAAGCAGCAGTATTGGCGTACAATAACTCATCGTAAATCTGAGATTTAGTGTAGCCTTGATTGTGAAGCACACCGGCCAGAGATGTCAGACAAATGTTACGGCTCCCATCTGGAATTCTCGGGTAGGCAGGACGAAGCCGTAAGCGCCCATTTGCGACTGGTTCCTCCCAGCTGGGTGAATATATCTTGTCTCGCTTAAAAAGCGTGTCATTTGCGCTCTCACGAACTTCTGGAAAGTATGTTCGCACAACATAATCAATCGCTTCTTGATTCTCGATGATTTCCCGATAAAGAAGTGTATCTCCGGTCATGATAAAGTATCGAGACGCTTTATAAATCTCCACGCCAGAAAGGTTGTTTTTTCCCTTAAAGGGGAGATCACCCCGGAGGAGAATGTGAAATCCACGCCCACTCCGGGATTTCTCCGTGTAGCTGTGACATTTGCCGACAATATCAGCACCAAGGAAATTCATAAGGCCGTCTTCATCGTAGCCGCAGTCAATGTCAATTCCGACGTAGCCATTGTCCGCAAAAACAAAACCGCAGTAGTCATAATAGCGTTGGTTATACGATTCGAGAGCAGTCTCAAAATCTGACCATGTTTCCGGGTCGGTTGAAGAAGCAGCTTTGTTCTCCCATGCTTTCATGGGGACTTTGCTATCATCCGTCGCGCACACCCATTGGTTAAGATTCTTCAATTCCTCGGGGATATTGTCATAACAAACCACGCCGCTTTGCCACCTCACGCTCGAGTTCAGTAATTAGTTTCCATAAAGTGTCCTGGGGCACATTCGCCATTGTCGAAACCCTGTAGATGTTATCGGGTATGGTGTCTGTGCCTCTATACACTTCCAGGAGCATTCCTCTTTCTTTGCCAGAATATAACCTCAATGCACTTTCGCATGCGTTCCAGTTATAACGATCAATGTCGTTGCGAAACACCGGGTCAGCATGCCGTGCATAGAACCGCAAACAATGTTTGACATACTCGGAATAAAACGCTTTAGCCATTTTTATCCTCCGACTTCGAGGCACTCTTACGCTTTTGGCGAATCCGTTCCCCTGCAAAATACCACTTGTTATCAACGGCAATAGGATAATCACTGAATGGTGACACTCCTTGCTCGCCATGGTCAATAATATGTTGAGCGGAAAAGAAGGATAGTTCGGTCGACACCATATCCTTACCGGTTCTCAGAAGTGCTCTAACTTTCCCGTTATCGTTTTTCAATTTGTACATATCTGTCTCCTTATACTCCGTGAACATGTGCAGCGATCATGTCAGCATGGTGTGTCCACAATACATTCGGATAGGAATGAATTGCGCGGGTGTAATCACTCCACTCGGCCTGGTCACAAAAAGCTCCCATGTGATACCGAATGCGCATGATTTCCTCCTCGGTCAGCTGAAAATACTGTGACAACAGCATGACTGATTTATCGCCGTGCCCTTTAAGCAACGTGTCCTTGTTGTATTCCCACTCGACAATGCGACTGTACAATACGCCATCTTTGCAACGGACCCCTCTATATTGGTCGATTTTACAGAGGTCGTGAAACATACCTACGATGTATGGGCTACTGGGATTTTCCCACTTGAGACCATTCTTCTCTGTAAGGTCTACGAGAGTTTTCATCACGGCGCACGAATGGTCGAACAGACCGCCCTCGTAGTTCCCGTGATACTTGGTGCTTGCAGGAGCGACGAAGAACCCCTTATCTAACAGGTCTTTCTTGACATAATGGGGAACAATGTCACCCACGAGACTATTGAATTTGTCAATACGTTCTGCCAGTGTCATACGTCACCCTCCTGTCTTTGAAGGCTGCGCTCTGCTTCAAAACCGTTCTGGTGGTTCATGCCAGCCGCAGTGCGGAGAGCTTCGGCCTGATATTCATTGATAGTCATGCTTTTTCCTCCTGTGATTTCGTCAATTCAAGATACTTCTTCAAGTACCAATCTGCTTTCTTAATGTCTTCAACACCGTTCTTACCCCTGTGTCGGTAAATATATTTGAGAGCATTGCACACACAGAAGTCCTTCGTGGCTTCCACGCCCTGTGTCTCGAGCATTACCTCAATGCACTCGAATTTCCCGGTCTTATAATGCGCCGGGTGATCGACATTATCTGTCATGCGACACCTCCTATTAAAAATCCGGGAGAGGAGCTTGCC